GGCTCAGTAAAACTACCTAGTTCTACTTGTATTAGATGTGATAAATCCTCAGGTTGTTTGCGACCTGTTTTGATTTCCCATAGCTCATACCATTGACCGTCCATAATCTTGACGCAATCAGAGCCGCCTATAAATCCAGTTCTTTCCATAATGTGTTCTCCTTGTTTCCATTATATACTAGTTGTCAACAACATCAACCTCATATTTCTTTAAGTCTTGGTTTGTAAGGTTGGTAGCAGCTAGAAGTTTAGTGCGCATGATGCCATTTTTAATATAGCTTTCTGCTATTGGTTCACCATTGCGCACACGTTTTTCCATTATCTTGTAGGTATCTAGTTCATAGATTTCTGTTGGGTCTACTGGTACATCTGGTGCAGATTTTTTGGTGCAATCAATAAATGTTTTGACAGTAGGCCAAGTACGTGCGCCATGATTGGCGCGTATCTTAGACTCGACACGTTCGAGCAACGAGTTGAGTTGCTCTTGTGTTACATGAGCCGCGATATTTGCGTTCACATCTTTAACAATAAACGTAAGTTCTTCCCTAAGAGAGTCATCATCCATCCTAGATGGTGGCTCATACCTCTTGAGAAGCCCCTGTACCCACCGTCCGATGGTATTTGTACGCTCAGTATAGTTCATGTAATTACTCCTCTCTATGAAGCTGTTTAAGGGGCAAAGGAAAACTAAGAATATTATCTAATCTTTCTTTGTTTGTCTCTTCGCGTAGGTCATCAATGTCATCTTCCCATCTCTCTCCGTTTAACCAAGTAGATGCATGGGGTATGTACTTCTTAGGTGTGCCATTAGATTTAATTGCCTTAGCAAATTCTTGTGCTGCTATTATGATGTCATACTTGTCAGCTATTTTGCATGCATTATAAAAAGCATAACGTGCTGTCTTCTTTTGCACGCGCTTGGGATATGCTTGCCAAAATCTATGGAAGTCTAACTCATCAGGTGACTGTGTGTCACCCAAAGAGTTAAGTTCTTTATTGTTATAACTAATAAGGTTACTCTCTTTGTGTGACTGTGTGTCACTACTCTTGTCTTTCATGTGTGTTCTCCAATGGGCAAGTGAGGTCGTAAAGTGTGGTGTTGCCCTTGCATCCACGCTCTCGATGTAAAAATTTATTATCTTCTAGGTAGTTAATGCAACGAATAACTGTCCGACTAGATAGTCCTGTTCTCTTTGCTATACCTTGAATAGATGGATAGCATACCCCATCTTCATTCACATAGGAAGCAAGAATAATATAGACATACTTAGCTAGTGCATTATTAACTTGCGTTCTGCAAATATTTAATGCTAGTGTATCGGCATATATTGGACGCCTTTGAATCTCCTTATACATTGATGTGTTCTCCGACCAGTAATGTATAACCCTCGACCTGCCATGAGGTCGGGGGTTTTTTTTAATCCCAGTCGGGCAACATCCAGTTACGTTCTTTCTTCTTTGGTTCATCTCCTTCTGGGAAATATTCATAGACTGCATACGTCTTGCCATTATATGTATGCATGTCAGTTGTAATAGTCATACCTTCTTCTCTAAGCATATGTATGACTGCTGCTAATCTAAAGCAGCCGAACTTCTCGAGTGCATCGAGTGGTGTAATCCTGTTACCTTCTTCTAGGTAGGATTTAATCTGAGTCTTCTGTGTTGCTCTTGTCATGTTCTCCAACTAACTCCGCAAACAAATCTCCGTCCATGATAACAAGCGTTTGCGGTTTGCCTGTTCGACGTTTGTAAAAGGCTATGTCTCTGCCTTCTAATACTTTGTAAGGGCTAGGGAAGTTAGACTTATCCCTATACTTTACCTCACCTACTAAGTCTCTGCCTACCATAGACAGGTGTATATCTCCTGACCATTCACCGCCAAGCGCACCTGATAATGGTACGCGCTTAGCTTTGATGCCTACTTTTTCGATGAGCCATTTAACAAACCATCTTTCATGGTAACTTCCCTTTGACTTATTGTTGTTTGCCATGTGTCCCTCTCATAACAATCTAAACAAATAAAATAATGTTTAGTTGGTTTATAACTATGCAACATAGCAACAAACCATTCAGTTGTAATACCGCAGGCTTCACAGTCAGCGGTATTTGATTTCATTCTTTGCTTTAACGACTTCGATTTTGCAACCAAGTGAATCCACCCAACACGATAGCATGAACCCACTTGGTATGCGCTTGTGCTGCTCCCATTTATGTATCAAAGAATTAGTAACACCTATCATAGACGCTAATTGTTCTTGACTTATTTTCTGTTTATGCCGTTCAATAACTAATTGTTCGACTAAAGATTTGTACTGAATACTCATTTAGTCTGCAACGTTATAGACATGGTGTTCACTAGTCAAGCCCATCATCATCTAAAAATTTAAATCTATGTAGAATTGTAGTATAACCTACAATATCTTCTAGGTTATTTTTAGTTATTTTGTGATGACATCGTGCTATCTTAACTAGTATCATCATAAAAGCTACGTCTTCTTTACGAAACTTGTAGCCTCGAGTGTAGTCAGTCCACATATTAGCAATGTCAGTAAAGTTATTAGCTGCATCACCATACTCTTCATGCCTATCACCATAGACAATTGAGTGTGCTTTTTGTAAAAACTTTTTAGAATTATCAGCTTTGTTACTCTTCGAGCTCATAGTATCCTCCTTCGCAATTACGACAGGGTTCTTCCCTGTGTTCTGGTATGTACATGCCAGCTACACCATAATCAGATGCAGCTGCGTTATATACTGGCAAGGCATAGTTATCTACCATGCCAGTACCAAGACATTCTTTACATTTTAAATAAGTTACAGACATAACTCCTCCCATTCTTTTGATTGTAGTGCTGACTTAACTAAATTAGTACGTTCAACAGATGTATTGTGTGGACTACGAGACATACGTCTACCTGTATTGTCAGTAAAATCTGTATGCGTAGACCAACTCGTTAAGCAATTATATAATGCCCATTTAGTATTACCTAGTTCTTGAGTGTGGTCATGATATAAACTCATTAGGTTCTCGAGTTGACGCTCGTTGTTTTGCTTGATGCTCGAGTGTGTTTTCTTTTTAACAAGTTTAGATTTAAAGAATTGTTCTACATAATCATCTGAAATATATTCATTAGCGTATGTATTCCAAACAGATTGTTTATCTTTGAATGTATCTAGTTGTCTAACAATATGATTAGCAGTTGCATCTACATTAACACGACTCGTATGCTTGAGAGAGATGCGTGCTAATGGGTCAGGGAATGTCATACCATTGAGACATACAAGACGTAAGCCGTCAGCTGATATGCAATACTTCCAAGCAGCATCATGGCTGCTAAACATTTGTATTCTAAAGTATGAAACATCACGCAACTGAGTCGGTGAGTTTGTAACCTCGAACTGTAGGTCAGGAAATAAAACGTCAACCTTTAGCTTGCGACCACCCTCATACACAGTAATCTTCTCATTGTAATCACTTGTAATATCAGATGTCTTGATAGCTGACATAAGATTGTCTACGATTTGGTCGTAGTTAATAGGCGTGTAGCTATTGCTATGCCTACCTAGTATTTGATTAGTAACTGGATGGGTGAGTACTTTCATGTCTGGTATCTCAGTACCATCATCAAGATATGCTTTCCGTTCTTCGACCTGAAAGCTATGGTCAGGGGTAATAGTATCTAACATTATGTATTCTCCTTATATTATAATGCAATTAACTAGCTAGATAGTCAAGTAACTAGTTGATTTTATTGAATACTTTTCTGATGTATTATGCATAGTACAAAATCTAATTGAGTTAGTTTATTAAGCCCGACAATCCCGTGTTTGACCCCCACTTTATAGGTTTGTTGCTATGGTAGCTGGCTTATATGCCAGCACCATGACCTATCAGTAGTACGCCTATAACGATAATGCATAAAGCTATTGTTCCAATTAAATCCTGTACCATGCGTGTCTCCTTTTTGCTGGTTAGTTGTAATAGGTAGACTCGAAAGCCTACCTATCTAGGTTGAGTTATGATGCTCTATACTTTGACATCTTGGCATTAACCTCTTTGTTTTCCTCAGGTGTGAGGTGATTAACTTTAGCTGAAGTAGAAGACTTGTTTGTCCACTCTTCACCATGTAAATCTTTGAACACTGCTAAATCTGCTTCATGGTCTTGCTTAATTATAGCAAGAGTTTCTTCAGCTTGCTTAAACCATTCACTAATGGTTTCTGCTTTAGTAATGTTTCCATTGTCTCTAGCTGTATCATGGTCACTTACTAATGCAGGTAGTCTGGTATTTTGATACCAATTCAGTAAATTGTAACTTTTGTAACATGAATCTTGAGACCTTTTTCTGTAAAGCCAGCCATCCTGTTCGACTGAGCTTGTACTTCCGTATTGAGCTACTTCCAGTTTATGTTTAATTAAAGCTTTCAATGTATTTCTCCTTATAATAGACGGAGTTTATCTCCGTACTTAGGATTGACAGCCATATTCTATCTGGCAAGGATGCAATGAAAAACTAACAACACCACACACGCAACCAGTATTATACACAGAACTGCGCAACAACCATCTTGCAATAGGAATTGCGGAGGGTCCGCTTGCGGAAACCGTCATTCCTATTTCAAGACCAGATGGGATGTGGCAGACAAGACACGGAGATAAATGCAGACTATTCTAAGGCAAGAGAAATACAGCCAGAAAGATTTATGCAAAACATCAACGCCAGAAGTAGGTCAATCGGAATACAGGGAAGGAGACAGGAACTTGGATGGATTTACATAAAAAGTCTCCCTTGTAATATGCTTGTAATATGTGTGCAATTTCCCTGTATTGGCTCTCATAACATGCCTATTTGAGGAAAATGCAGGGTAAATACATATTGTGAGTTGACAACAGCATTTAACTAAAACTATCTGTGAAGGGGGAGAGGTAAGGAGAGGGGGTTGTTCTGAGATGATACCTGTAAGTAATAGAAAACTAACACGAAGACAGATAGCTTTAGTTGATGCATATGTAGCAAATGGAGGGAATGTCACACAAGCCGCAAAAGAAGCTGGATATGCAGAGGGAGATTCGGGCAGAGTCAGCGCACAAAGGGCTTTGAAGACTGCCCATGTCAAACAACACATGATGCAAGTAGTAGCAGATGAGTTTAGTAAACATGCTCCGATGGCATTGGGTCAGTTAGCTGGACTAAGCAAGAGAGCTAAGAGTGAGTATGTACAGCTAGAAGCGAGTAAAGATTTACTTGACAGGGCAGGATTCAAGCCTGTTGACCGCAGTCAAGTGCAAGTAGCTGGTGACATTCGTGTCAGCATAGACCTGTCATGAGAGGGGTGGGGGTCAAAAACTGCGGGTTACATTGTGTTACTCCTCTACCGCTAGCATTTTTCTTGTAAAAGGTTCGATATGAGTTTTATTAGTACGATTAAGAGTGAGGACTTAGATATACTTCGTAAGATAGTTAAGAAGGTAAATTTTGTTCACTTTCCTAAAGATTTTGTAACGGATTACGAGGCTGACAAGTTTATTGATACGCTTGCTCCAGCGACTGTAGAGAGGTTGTTGAAGGTTGGTGTTGATAGTAAGGTAGCTGATAGGTAATGGTTGACTTTAAGTACAAGCCTGATGGCGAGACTTTAAAAGCTTTTATGAAGGACGATACATTTTTCCGTGGCATAAGGGGGCCAGTTGGTTCTGGTAAATCTGTTGGGTGTTGTGTTGAGGTATTTCGTAGAGCCTTGGGTCAAGAAAAGGGTAAGGATGGTAAGCGTAAGAGTCGCTGGGCTATTATTCGTAATACCAATCCACAGCTGCGAACTACTACTATTAAGACTTGGTTAGATTGGTTTCCAGAGAATGAGTGGGGTAAGTTTAATTGGTCTGTTCCGTATACTCATAGAATACTAAAGGGTGACTTAGACCTCGAGGTTATTTTTTTAGCCCTTGATAGGCCAGAGGATGTAAAGAAACTGTTGTCTTTGGAGGTAACAGGTATCTGGATTAACGAAGCTAGAGAGCTAGGTAAGAGTATTATTGATGCGTGTACTATGAGAACAGGTCGTTTTCCTTCTATGCGCGATGGTGGCCCTACTTGGTCAGGTGTAATAGCGGATACTAACGCACCAGAGGAAGACCATTGGTGGCCTATTATGTCTGGTGAGGTTCCTATTCCAGACCATATTCCTCGAGAGCAAGCTAAGATGTTGGTTAAACCTACTAACTGGAGGTTCTATACTCAGCCCTCTGGTATGGTTGAGGTTAAGGATGAGGATGGGGAGATTGATAAGTATACCCCTAATAAGAAAGCTGAGAATGTAAAGAATATGTTGGACAGCTATTACCCTAATCTTATACAAGGTAAGACAAAGAGTTGGATAGATGTCTATGTAATGAATAGACTTGGTAGTATTCAAGACGGAAAGCCTGTATATTCTATGTTTGTTACTGATACACACGTTGCTAAAGAAGAAATCCCAGTTGCTGCTTCATTGCCCTTATACGTTGGTATAGACTTTGGGCTAACACCAGCGGCAGTATTAGGTCAAAAGGTACGCGGCAGATGGCTAATACAATCAGAGATTGTAGCCATTGATATGGGCATTGTTAGATTTGCAGAGGTACTAAGAGAGGAACTAGCTACACGCTTCCCTGACTGCCCTGATGTTCTTATCTTCGGTGACCCTGCTGGAGACTTCAGAGCGCAGACAGATGAATCAACACCCTTCCACATATTAAGAGGAGCAGGGCTAAGAGCAGTACCAGCACCAAGTAACTCTGTAGACCTTAGACTCGAGGCGGTGTCCTCACAGTTAAATAAAATGTCCGAAGGTAAGCCTGCTTTTCTCATTGATAGGCGGTGTTCATCCCTCATAAAAGGCTTTGAGGGTGGATACTCCTACCGCAGAATGGAGGTATCAGGAGAAAGATATACAGATAAACCCGATAAAAATATGTATTCACACATACATGACGCACTACAGTACCTATTACTAGGGGCTGGAGAGGGCAGAAACCTTATAAGTAACCAGAAACCAGCGCAAGCTACAGTAGTACAACGCAACTTTGATGTGTTTGCGCGTACCAATAAGCCACGAAGACGACAAGGATTATGGGCTAGAATGTAATTGTGAGTTGCAAAAAATTTTTTTCTGTGCTTACACAGTAAGCAAGAAACACAAAGGAGTATATTATGTGCCTGCCAAAACCTAAAAGAGACCCAGCTATTGATGAACTTGCCAAGCTTCAAAAAGCGCAAGTTGCAGAGCAAGAAGCCGCAATAGCCGCTGATATTACCGAAGAAAAACAAGAAGACAAAGATTTAGCTATTACCGAAAGACAGGGTATGAAAATGCGTAGACGAGGCGGTGGCCGAGGTAGACGTAGAACTATGCTTGCTGGTGGTCAAGGCTATGAAGGTAGATTTGGTACAGGTAGATTTGGTTAATGGAACAAAAATTATCTTCATCAGCTAAAAAAAGAAAAAATCTAAGGAGTGCAATAGATAGTGTTGTTAATACTGTTACAAGAGCACCAAGGTCTTTAAGAGAAATAAAAAAAACTAGGAATGAAAAAATTGCAAAAGCAGAAGATAAATTTAGAAGCGGTGCAAAAATGGTTGTTGATGCTATTGCAGAAAGAAATAAAAATTCTCCAGAAACTCAAAAAAGAAATAAAGATAAAGATAGAGCTATTAAGGATATATTAAAATCATATAATAAAGATAAACAATTAATTAAAACTTATGGAAAAGATGCTATGAAATCCAAGTCTTTTAATACTAAAAGAAAAAAACGTACTCTATTAAATAAAGAGAAGTAAGGAGATTATTCTTTATGGATAATACCAGTAACTATGGTGACGACCCAGTTGCCAAAAAATATATGGAACGATATGAAAAGGCTAAGAGTTTAAGGGAAAACTTTGTGCCTTTGTTCGAGGAATGTTACGAATACGCTTTACCTATGAGGGAATCGTTTTACCATGAGCATGTTGGTCAAAGACGCGATGATAAAATATTCGACGAGACTGCTGTGGTGGGTGTACAAGAGTTCGCTTCTCGTTTGCAGTCTGGTATTGTTCCCAACTTTGCTAGGTGGGCTGACCTTGTTGCTGGTTCTGAAGTACCTAAAGGAGAGCGTGACCCAATTAACAACGACCTCGATGAGGTAACAGAGTATGTATTTGAGATAATACAAAACTCTAACTTCTCTCAAGAAGTGCATGAGTCTTTTATGGATTTAGCTGTAGGTACTGGTGTATTGGTAGTAGAAGAGGGCGACTCTTTAAATCCTGTAGTGTTTAGTGCAGTTCCTTTACCTCATGTAATACTTGATACTGGCCCTGATGATAAGATTGACCATGTGTTTAGGGAAAGAAAGAAAATACGTTTTGACCAAATACCTATATTATACCCTAATTCTTCTATGCCCCCTAAGATTACAAACATGATTGCTAGTGATGGCACTAAAACAACAACACTTTTGGAGATTGTGTGCAGAGATTATGCATCTAAAAATGAAGAATCCTACTTACATTACGCTATATGTATGACAACAAAGTGTGTTGTGTTTTATAATAAGATGCAAGGTGTAGGTTCTAATCCGTTTATTTGTTTCCGTTGGTCTAAATGTGCTGGTGAAGTATATGGTCGTGGCCCACTTATGAACGCTCTTAGTGCAATTAAAACTACTAACCTTACTATTGAGCTTATCTTAGAGAACGCACAGATGTCTATCTCTGGTATCTATCAAATGGAAGATGATGGCGTAGTAAACGTAGATACTATCCAGCTAGTCCCAGGCAGTATAATACCAAAGGGTATTGGCTCTGCTGGATTGCAGCCAATACAAGCTGCTGGTAACTTTGATGTTGCACAGTTGGTACTTAGTGACATGAGATTAAATATTAAACGTGCATTATATAATGATATGCTAGGTAATCCCGATAGAACACCAGCTTCTGCTACTGAAGTTGCAGAAAGAATGGCTGATTTATCGCGTAGAATGGGGTCTGCATTTGGTAGATTACAGGCAGAATTAGTACAACCAGTGCTACAAAGACTAATATATATCCTTAAAAAGCAGGGTAGAATAGAAATACCTGTCGTAAATGGCAGAGAAGTTAAGGTTAAATCAATATCACCATTAGCTCAAGCGCAGGCAAATCAAGATATAAGTTCTGTATCTAGGTTCTTAGAGTTAGTTGGTGGTGTATTTGGCCCCGAAATGCTTAATATGTTAATCGATGGTGAGGAGACTGCGGTACATTTAGCTAAGAAGTTTGGTGTACCTGACGCATTAATACGAGATGAAGAGCAACGTAGGCAGATAGCTGAAGCTGCTCAACAGATGGCAGCAATGCAACAACAGCAGGCTCAACCACAACAACAGGAAGAAATGGTTGCCCAGTAAAGTTAATATTGGAATAGATGGATTCCAAAGAGATGCTACAAAAGATAAAGAGGTAAGCAAAAATATAGCTTCCTTGCTAGAGACTCCTGCTGGTAAGGAAGTTTTAAAGTATTTACGCTCTATAACTATAGAGATGGTAAATGGCCCGAATGTTACAACTGAGGAATTGCGTCATTTGGAAGGTCAGAGATATATAGTTGGTCTTTTAGAGAGGCGCATACAACACGCGCATAGGAAAAATCAATGAATGAAACACTTATAGATACATCGACAGAAGAAGTTGCTGAAACAACAGAAGCAACAGAAGCAGTAGAAACTCCTGATAGACCAGAATGGTTGCCTGAGAAATACAAAACAGGTGAGGATTTAGCTAAAGCTTATAAAGAACTTGAGTCTAAACTAGGTAACAAGGACGAATCTTTACGCAAAGAAATAGAAGAAGAACTAAACGTAAAACGTTATGAAAATCGTCCAGAGAATAAAGGTGATTATAAATTACCAGAAGGAATAGATGAAGGTGAAGCAGTAGAGAGTGAGTTACTACAATGGTGGGCTGAACATTCTTTTGATAATGGTTATGGTCAAGAAATGTTTGAAGCTGGTATCCAAAAATATATGGATGCTATTGGTGGTGATGACATTAATATTGATGATGAGATGATTAAACTTGGTGACCAAGCATTAGATAGAACAACTGCTGCTAGTGCATTTGCTAATAAGTTTTTTCCAAAAGAAGTTATGTCAGCAATAGAGCGTATGGCAGAAACTCATGAAGGTATTGTTGCAATAGAACATATAATGGAAAGCATGAAGTCTCCGTCATTAAATCAAGGAGCAGACCCTGTTGATACTATAGATGAGTCTGATTTAAGAACTATGATGCTCGATGACAGGTATCACAACCCAACTAAACGTGACCCTGCATATGTCAAATCTATCGAAGATGGATTTAAAAAGTTATATGGAACCTAATGTTATCATGAAGCAGGGGCGGTTAAAGCTAGTCCCTGCTGAAAAGAAACATATTATACCCCTAGCTGAAACACTTAGTGAAGAAAATATATTTGAACTGTCATTGTTTGACAGAACTCCTATAGATTTTTTTATGGAATTTGTAGAAAAAGACGATGTTTATGTTGTTGAAAAGGATTATGTGCCTCTTGCAATTACAGGTGTAGAGGCTGATGGCCCACAAACAGGGTTAATGTGGGCAATGTTTGCAAAAGATATGCAGAAAAATTGGTATAGTTTTTTAAAAGCTTCACCTAATCTCGTAGAATTTATGCATGGTAATTATTATAAGCTTAATATGAACATATTAGAATCTAATGAACGCATAATAAAGTGGGCATTATGGCTAGGATTTAAGGCAGATGCAGTCATAAAAGGAGAAAATGTGGATTATGTGCATTTTGTGCGTTGCAATTTGTTGAAAAAAAATGTTTACAATTTAGCATCACGGCCTGTGATACATTGAGTAGCCCTTCTGGATACCTACATTGACTATGTGAAGCAGATACCCAAGATACAAAATAGTGCAACTTTAATTGAAAAGGAAAGTCGTAATGGCAAATTCAATCGACACAGCCTTCATCAAGCAGTTCGAGTCCGATGTGCATTTAGCGTATCAGCGTATGGGTTCTAAACTGCGTAACACAGTTAGGTCTACCAATGTAACTGGTAGCGTAGCTAGGTTCCAAAAAATTGGTTCTGGTGAAGCATCAACTAAATCTCGTAACGGTATGGTTACTCCTATGGAGCTAGCGCACACAACCGTTGAAGCAACAATGGCTGACTACTATGCCGCTGAATACATTGATAAACTCGATGAGTTAAAAATAAATATCAATGAGCGTCAAGCAGTAGCGCAATCTGCAGCTGCGGCTCTTGGTCGTAAAACAGATGCAATAATTGTTGCGGCCCTAGACGCTGGTGCAAATAGTACACAAATTCATGACACAAGTTCTGCTGTAGAAAAAGCTGACTTGCTTTCATTGTTTGAAACTATGGGCGCAGCAGAAGTACCAGAAGATGGTCAAAGATATTTAGCAATGCACCCTAAAGGTTTTGCTGATTTATTCTTAATCACAGAGTTTGCATCGTCAGATTTTGTTGGTGACCAAAATCTACCATTTGCTGGTGGCATGACAATGAAGAAGTTCTTAGGCTTTAATGTATTCTCAACAGCAGCAATAGCTGGTGGTAAGAATATGGCTTATCATACTTCAGCTATTGGTCTTGGTATCAACGCTGATGTTTCTACAGAGGTAAACTATATCCCTGAGAAAGCTTCTCATCTCACCACTTCAATGATGTCAATGGGGTCTGTTGCAATAGACGACAATGGTATCTACGAAGTTCTTGACAATAACGGATAATAAAGGAAGGACTTTAAAATGGCTTATGCGGCAAGTGGACTCTCTCGATTAGCTGGAGATTCAAATGGCAATATGTGGCGTTATACAACCACGGATGCTATTGCTACTGTTAATACTGCTGGTTACTTTAATGATGCGGCTGGTATGTTAGCTGTTCGTGACTTAATTTGTGTTCACGATACTAACGTTCCAACAACAAATTTTGTAACTGTGTTAAGTAATACTGGTAGTGTTGTTGACGTTTCTGACGGCACAGCTGTAGCAGAAACAGACGGCGATTAGAGGATTAGGGGGCTTAACAGCCCCCTAAATTACATATGGCAACAGCAGCAAATTCATCAATTGATGTTTCTTCAAGAGCTTTAATACTGATAGGCGCAGAGCCTATTACATCTTTTGAGGATTCTACTAATGAAGCACTAGTTGCTTCTAATATGTATGAAGATATAGCAAGGGCGGCATTAACAAATTGTCGATGGCGTTTTGCAACAGAACAAGCACAGCTTAATTTATTGTCTGACGCACCTACAGGAAGATATGATGCAGCATATCAGTTACCATCAAACTTAATAATGTTACACGCAGTTACAGTAAATGACTTTCCTATAGAGTATCAAACCTATGGGGATAAAGTATTCTGTGATGCAAGCAGTACAGAGACTTTGATTGCTGATTATACATTTAGAGCATTGGAAGTTGATTGGCCTTCGTATTTTACAATAGCTGTTGAATATACTTTGGCTAGTATGTTTGCTGTATCTATAGCTAGAGATACATCTATGGCTAGTATGATGGAAGACAAGGCTGCAATATCTATGGCTAAAGCTAGAGCAAGTGACTCTCAGCAACAAACAACTAGGAAATTCAATACCAGTAGGTTTATTACTCAAAGGCGTAGCTAATGCGGAAAGTTCGAGTACCAGTAAATAATTTCCAATTTGGTGAAATAAGTCCATCAGCAATATCAAGAACAGACTCTGCGGTATATGCGTCATCGGCTCAACGTGTAGAAAACTTTTTACTTAGGAGTGAAGGTGGTGTTATTAAACGTGCTGGAACAGAACGCATTTACGAATATGATATTACTGTAGAGCAAACATCATTTACTATAACTGTTTCTGATTATGCTAATATTGCAGTTGGTACTCAAATAAAGTTTTTAACACATGATGGAACAGAAATTACGTTAGAATCAGAAGCAGTTGGTAGTAGTAGTCCCTCTGCGTCTTCTGGTAATACTTATTATTTTAGACCTTATCAAAGCAATAATACTACTGCTGATAATATTTATACAGCTATTAATGCAATATCAGGATTTACAGTAGCTAACCCTGCTGCAGCAGTTGTGACTGTTGTAAGAGATTACCCTCAATCTGGTATTAATTTAACAGTAAGTACAACAGATAGTACACGTTTAACTGTTACTAATTTTACTGGTGGTAGTGATACTCAAAGCAGATTAATCCCTTTTATATTTTCTGATGACGAACAATATATAGTATCAATAGAAAATGCTAAGTTAAGAGTATTCCGTGTAGTGCAATCAACTGGTGTTACAAGTTTAGTTTCTACATTAACTGCTGATGTAGATACTAATGCTATACCGTTTGATGATGCATATATTCATGAGTATTCTTTTGCTCAAAGCGGTGACATTATGTGGATATGTCATTCGCTGTTTCAACCAAGATTATTAGTTCGTACAGGCGCAACATCTTTTCAATTAGAAGTAAAGGCGTTTGATAGTTTAACGTCAGATTCAACAGTAACAGATACGTTTCAACCTTATTATTATTTTCAAGACACAGGTGTTACATTATCAGTTAATGCAACTGCAGCTGGCACAGGTAAAACTTTAACAACTAGTGCTGATTACTTTGTATCAGGTCATGTTGGTACACGTTTTAAATACCATGATTCTGAAATACTTATAACTGCTGTAACAAATGCAACAACAGCTACAGGTACAATACTTAAAACATTACAACAAACGCTTATAAACAATGCGTTTAGAACAGCATCAGGTAGTGACGTAGTAGAAGTAACTCATGTTGGTCATGGTTTTGTAGGTGGTGAAACAATTACTATATCTGATGCAGCTTCAGTTGGCGGTATATCTACTTCTAATTTAAATAATGCAGAATCTATAACATCTATTATAGACGAAAATACATATACGTTTACAGCTAATGGTGCAGCTAATGCAAGTGAAGATGGTGGTGGTGCAGCAATTAAAATAACTACAGGAGCTGCAACACTAGAATGGCAAGAACAAACCTTCTCGAGTGTGAGAGGTTTCCCTGTAGCGGTTACGTTCCATGAAAATAGACTAGTATTTGGCGGCACTTCCTCCCAACCTGACGCCATTTGGATGTCTAAGACAGGTGAATATTGGAACTTTGATGTTGGTGAAGCTAACGATACAGACTCAATTCAACTCATTGCCGCTACAGGTGAGGTAAATGAAATACGTCATTTGATTTCTAACAGAGACTTACAAATATTTACAGCGTCTAACGAACTGTTTGTACCTACATTTCTAGGTAATGCTATTACACCTACTAACGCTCAGTTAAGAAAACAAACTCCGTATGGTTCTGAGTGGATTCGTCCTGAGTCTTTAGATGGTGCTACTATATTTGTGCAAAAAAATGGTGCTATTGTTAGAGAGTATTTGTTTTCTGATGCAGAAGATTCTTATACATCTTCATCTATATCTTCTATATCATCCCATCTTATTAAAACTCCTGTTGAGCAAACAGCACTTCGAGGTGCTATAAATCGTAACGAGTCTTATTTATTTATTACAAATAATGATGGAACTATTGCAGTATTCAATTCTAATAGAACAGAAAAACGTGCTGGCTGGGTAGAGTTTACAACTCGAGGAATGTTTAAGTCTGTAGTTGCAATAGATGATAAAGTATTTTGTAACATTGTTATTGATACTGGTGCTGGTACACAGAAAATGATTTTGTGTGAATTTAAAGATACAGTTAATTTAGATGTAGCTAAAACATATACTAGTACAACAGGTTCATTTTCAGTTAGTTCAGAGTTTGCAAATGGTGCAACAGTAAGTGTTATAAGTAATACTAACTATTATGGCGATGTAGTTGTTGGTAGTGGTAACGCTGATGTATCTTCTGTTGAAGCTATAACAACAGCAGAAATAGGATATAAGTTTGACGTCACATTAAAAACAAATCCTTTAGATTTTAGTGCAGACAATGGGCCAGTTACAGGATTACCTCGAGCATTAGGTAGTGTTTTCCTTGATTTAAATAGTACACTTGCAGTAAGTGTAAACAATACAGCATTAACAATACGTCAGGTTACAGATGATATGTCTAAGATAAGAACACCTGTTACTGGTAAAAAAGAATTTAGATTACTTGGTTATAGCAATGACCCACAGATAGAAATAACTCAGAGTGAACCATTGCCAATACAAGTTAATGGTCTTGTTGCGGAGGTAATTATATAATGGACCCATTTACAATGGCTTTAGTTGGCACTGGTTTGCAAATGTTTAGTGCATCTAAGTCTGCTTCTTATGGTGCAGGAGCTGCTTTGCAAAATGCTGAGTTAGCTTTAATAGATGCTGAATTATTAGAAGTTCAAGCAAAACAATCAGCATTTTTAAGGCGTAAACAATTTGAACAAGAAACTGCTGTAAATGAAAATATGTTTATGGGTGTAATGAATAGAGATATTTCTGACCCAAGTGTTCAAGCATTTTTAAAACGTCAAAAAGAAATAATAGCTGGTGACGAAAGAAGAGCATCAGCGCAAACAAGTATGCAAAAAATAAGCAAACAAATTGAAGCAGCTTCTGAAAAAACTAGAAGTAAAAATCTAATTCGTTCTGGTAAAGTTTCTATGATAAGTAGCGCAGTTACTTTTGGAATGAATTATAAAAAAACAAAAGGCTTTACGGAGTTTAACTAATGCCAGTAATTAGACAACAAGCTAGAGTAACAAACCAACCAATAGGTGTTGCCAGAATAAACACTGGTTCAGCACAATTATGGGAACAAATAAGTAATAATGCTGGAGAAATAGCTCAAAGTGCTTTTCAACAAATAGCTGAAAGGTCAAATGTTGAAGCTGTAGATATGGCTGAAGCAGCTAAAAGAGAAGATATTATTACTTTAGATAAAAATGGTATGCCAAAAGCTTTGGGTAATTTAGAAGGTTTTAATTTTAATGCACAACAAGCGTTTAAAAGAGTTATTAATAATAGATTTGAAGAATCTATAAATACAGAATTATTTACTCAATCAAAACAGCTTGCATTAAATCCAAGCTCTAATGAGTTTGATATAAACATGAGCAAATACATTGCGAGTATGGTTAATAATGCTCCAAACAATAGATATAAAAGATTTATTCAAGATAAAGGGCAAGAATATTTAGCAAAAACAAAAATTAATTTAATTAAAGAAGAAAGAATACAACAAAAAAAAGATGCAAAAGCTTCTTTTGAAGTTAATAAAAAAATAGTTGAACAACAACTTAATTCACTTACTAGGGCTGGTTCTTGGAAAGATGTAAGAAAAGGGGCTGAAGGTGAAACAACACTTTCAGAAACAAATGTTCTTATAGAAAATGAAAAAAGAAAATTATTTGACTTAATTGAATTAAACATAATTACTGCTGAAGAAGGTCAAGATACATTAAATAATTGGTTAAAAGTTTCTGCTGACGGAGCTTTAAATAACATTGCACAAAAAATTAATACAAAAACTGATTTAGAATTTTTAAATGCTTTTTTAGCAATGGGAAATAAAACTTATTTAAATCAACTTCCAGAAGAATTTCACGAAGATTTAGAATATATTTATAGTAATTATATAAATAAAGATAATCAATCTGCTGTTAATAAAACATGGAACTCTAAATCAGATAATATTAAAAGTGTTATTACTGCAAACAATGAATTGTATCGCAGACAAATTGAAAATTTTTCTGAAGGTAAAGTAGTTGGAATTAATAATACTATTACACAGTCATTATATCGTACAGATATTGGTGTTGACGAAATTGGTCGTACCATTTTTGGAATTGCTAACAGGGAACAAATAGCATCTTTACAGGAAAATATTACTAATCAATTTATTTTATACAAGGACGGTATACAAAAAGCTAGACCGCAAATTGGTGATGCAAGTGCTGATGAGCAATTACAAATTACAAGACGCGCTATGGTGTTACCATTTATAAATGATTTTTTAATTAAAAATCCTAGTGTTGAAAAAGAAACTTTAATTGCTGCTATATCAACTGGTAGTACAATGAACTTAAATCAAGATGGTAAAGATTTAGTTAATTTTTTAAGGCGAACACCAGCGTTTACTGCTGAAGATGCAGAATGGGCTAATGGAAAAATTAGAGCTGGTAAAGATGAAGCCCTTTCTAGGAAAACAAGAGAGCTTGCTAAGTTAGATGTTTTACAAAAAATGACTGATTTAAGCGGTAGAGCGTCAAGAGGTGATTTAAGTATTGATGAATATGACGAAGCTTTTAATTTTATGAGGGCTTCTGTTAGTAATGATAAACTTTTGTTTACTGCTACTGAAGTTAATAATATGTTAAGTCCTTTAAAAATTTCTTGGGCTAAAGGCTTGTTTAATAATTCACTTCCTGATGCTGATGAAAATGCATTAGAAGCTTTAGCATTATTTATAAGCAGCAATGGTAAAAGCAAAAATGCTTTTGACGAGTATGATATAAAAACTTTTAATGAATTTGGAGATGAAATTGTAGTTACTAGTAATTTAGAAATACTTGGTAATGCAATGGTTTCTAAAATGAGCGACAAAGAAATTACTGCAATTAATAAAGAAGTTACAGATAGATTAACTAGATTAAAGGCTTCTAATAAAGCAGATGCAGAAGTAACTCAAAAACAAATATACGAAAATGATATTATTAATGGCCAAGGAAATATGGGTAGAGGTGTTCATCGTAAAGCTGTTGATAGAATTTTTGAAAAAGAAGGATTAAATTGGACAGACCCAGAAAGTTTAAACAATCAAACTGTAGTTGATTTATTAAAAACAGGTGGTTCTGAAACACTTAAAACAGCATTAGAGGCTGTTATAAGTGGTGGCTCATATGGTAATCCTCAAAATTTAGTTATGGCATTTAAATGGTTTACTGTTTTAAATGAAAAAGTTGACCCAAATACAGGAGTAAGAATTAATCCTTTAAGAGTAAATAAATTTCTAGGAGATAATCCACAAGCATATGCTAAATTAAATACTATTTTTGAACTTTCTCAATTTGAAGGTACAGAAAATATACTAAAAATATCTCAAGACCTAGCAAATGAAGCAACTAATGTAGAATTTCAAGATAAATTAAGAACTTATTTTAGAGATGAAGATAGTAAATTAAATACAAAAGTAAGTATAACAGAAATACAAAAACATCTCAGAGATGAATTTGATTTAGATGAAGAAGTAGCTAGGGAGTTAGCACCTTATGCTAAGTATTATTTATACACTCGTCCAAATTTAGATAACCTAGAAGAAATGTTAACAAAAGTTTCTGAAGAAATCTTCTTACCAACTAAATATGTATTTAGCCCTCACTCTAATGTTAAAGAAGGTTTTAGAAGTATTCATGCATTAGAAGCGGTAACAAATGGTAACTCACAACCAGCAGTAACACACATAGAAAAAGAACTTGCTCAGTTTGGTGATTATAAACTAGGTGAAAATGCATATCTTATTCCACATAAATATGCTGGAACTGTTGGAGTAAGGTATGATGTTTATACTGTAGAAGAAGGAGCACTTGTTCCAATTATTATTGATAGAGATGGTGAGGCTTTTTTACCAGCGTTTGAATTTAACACTAATTCTGATAGTGATGTTATGAAAACTGTCGAAGAATATAATAAAACAAATGCTAGTCAATTAGATAATTTTAATTCTGCTGTAGAAAAAGCGCGTCTTGAAGCAAAAGCTAGATATGAATTAGATTATAAACCTGGCATAATACCTCCTATAGTACAAAATATTCATGCAGGGGCAAGACCTAGTGAACTTGGGGACCTTGAAAGCCTTAAAGAATGGCGCAAAAAAACTAAATACAAAATGCTAGAAGCTGATGGTCATTTTGAAATTGATGAAACAGATGTTCTTAAAGGTGAAAGAGCAGACAGCGCACGGTTTTTTGACCCTGCTAAAAAAAGAAAAGATGAGTCAGCAAAAGATTTTATTAAAAGAAGTGCTTATGAAAGTCCATCAATAGCTGATATGGCTGGTGAAGGTCTTTCAATTTTAGCAGAAAGATTAACTTTAGAAGGTATAAAAATAATAAAATCAACAATAAAAGCTAATGCAGAATTAGATAAAAAAAGAATGGAATATATAAAACGTAAACAAGAAGAATATAAACCTAAACGACAAAAACGTGGTGAATATATTAAAGCAGATACAGAAGAATTAAAAGCTATACGAAATATAACTAAAGATAATTTAGGTGTACGAGCTAAAGTAGATGGAAACAATTTCTTCTTTTTCTATGATGGCCCTTATGCTGGTAAAATTTACAATAGTTTTAGAGAAAGAATACCAGCATCAGAAGCTACTAAGTTATGGGAATACTTTAATAACGAAGGTAGTGACGAATGAGTACAGTAAATGGTTTAGATTATTTTTCACGCACAGTTAGCCCTGATTTAAATTTACAAAGAACTGATGAAAAAGTTCCTTGGACTAAACGAGCAGTAGCTAATTTAAAATTTAATTACCAAAATCAAATTAATTATATGTTTCATCGCCCTATCTATGATGAAAACTTTAATCTTACTTATGATATGATACCTGATGATTTAAAACAGTACGCAGTATTATTAGCTGATTCTGAAAGCGAGGCTCATTTAGATAATCAAATTTCAATGATACGCAAAGGTTTAGATACAAGAGCAGCTAGAAATCAAACAGGTTTTTTTGAAAGTTTTGCTTACGAATTGTTAGACCCAATTAATTTTATAGCGTTACCTTTCGGTGGCCCTAGTTTTGGTATTGGTAAATCTGCTTTAAGAGTTGGTGCTGGTGTTACAGCGTTAATAGCTGGTAAAGAAGCTACTCGTTATGCTGTTGACCCATTAGCTACTAAAGAAGAGGTAGCGTTAGAGGTTGGTTCTGCGGCTGTGTTTGGTAGTTTGTTTGGTGGATTACTTGGTGTATCTCCTACACTAAGAGCTAAAGCTACAGCTAAAGCAGTTAAAGAACATAAGACAGTATTGCGTGCATTAGATGGTTTAACACCAGATGATATAGAATTATTAGGTGCAAGAGAAACAAGAGCATTTGGAAAAGCTAGTAATAAAACATTAAGAACTGATTTATCTCTTGCAAAAAAACGCAATGATAACACGCGTGTTACAGAAATTAATCAAGAAATAGCATTAAGAGAATTAGAAGGTTATAAAGATAAAGACCAAAATAGTATTTATAGAGATGATAACTTTTTTGTAAGAGGTGTATCTAATCCTTATAAAAGATTTTTACGAACACCTTTAACAACAACTAAAAGTTATATGCATCAATTAGCAGCTGACCACGGTTTATTAACTAATGGTAATTTAGCTGGGGAAGTAACGGGTAGTTCTGTTTATGTAAAAGCTAAAGTAAGAAGAGGTCAAGTTTACAAAACACAATTAGAAATGTCTTTACTTTGGGCTGATGATATAGGGGGTGCAACAACTTTTGCTGGTTATAATCCTACTAATTTTAAAGCAAGAATTAATAAAAGAATTGGTCGAGAAGGTAAAGCTACATTAAATGATTGGATGGCAGGAGTAAGTCGAAAAAGAATATTAGAAGATTTTAATAATATGACTCCTAACGAAAAAAAAGCATCTGATATGTTAGATGATTATTTTAATAAATATGAAGTAGAATTAAGAGAAAATGGTTTAATAGGGTCTTCTAAACATTATAGAAAAATTATTAAAAAAGATGAAGATTCAATTACAGCACATGAAACTAGATTAAAAACATTAAGAGATAAAAGAGCTATAGAAAAATCTAAAAGAACAATAGCAAGGTTAAAAGAAAGACTTATTGAAAGTCGAAAATTACTTGATGATGCATTTACAAATCCTAATAAACCAACAAATGAAACTCATTTCTTTGCGCGTTATTTTGATGCTGAAGCAATTAAAAAAGATAGAACAGGATTTACACAAAAAATTATTGCACATTTTAAAGCTAACCCACATCCTAGGAAATCTGATAGTGACCAAGCTATAAAATTAAGAGCAGAAGAAACTGTTAAAAAAATTCTTAATGAAAGACATGACCCAATAAACCCTGACAAAATATTTTTAGGTGCTGGTTCTGCTAAACACACTATTAGTAGAACATTAGATATTCCTAATAAAGATGTTGTAGATTACTTAGTTACTGACCCAATGGATGTTATGTACGAGTATGACAGGCGTATGGCTCCAGCTTTAGAATTTAATAAAATGTACGGTAATAAAGATATTGAAGATATATTAGATGAAATTGAATTAGATGGCATGGCTCAAGGTATGAGCCAAAGAAAAATTAATGCTGCGCTTAAAGATTTTAGACATATGTATGATAGAATTGTTGGTGTTGTTAAAAAAGACCCAAGTAAAAGGTCTCATAAAATTGGTTATTTTTTAAGTGAGTTAGCAAGTACAAGTTATTTAGGTTCTGCTGGTTTAGCTACTATAAGTGAGCCAGCAAAAATGCTTATGACTAATGAATTAAGCACAGTATTTAGGTCATTGTTTTCTGCATTAGATAGATTTGATGATACAACTTCTGTTGGATTTAGAGAAACTATGCTTGCTGGTGAAGGTTGGGAAGTAAGGGCTGGTGGAGCGCAAAGACGTTTTATGGAAGAAATGATGAGCAATAATAAATACGCTAAAGTATGGAATCAAAGTAAAAATGCTTTTTATACATTAAACGGCCTTACTCCTATGACTGTATTTTTAAAAAATTGGGAAAGTTTAAATAGACAACATACTATTATTGACCGTTCTATTCGGTGGTCTCAAGGTAAAAATGCTAAAAAACCTATTACTTCTGAAGAAAGAACATTTTTAATAGGATATAATATAGATTTTAAAACAGCGCAAAAAATTGCAAAAGCACCTTGGCAAAAAACTAGAGCAGGGCAATATGTTGCAAACACAGAAGCTTGGGTAAAAGCTACAGAATTTCCTGACGTTGCTGAAGGCGTTAATATTATTACAGGAGAAAAAGTAGGAAAAACTAATGACCAAGGCATTTATAAAAATGCTTGGTATGACAATAATACAAAGACTATTTATATAGATGAAGATGATATACTTTTACAATTTAAGAAAAAACCTTGGTTATCTCCTACAAGAAAAGGTGTAAAGCCATTACCTGATGATATGTTTAAAACTCCTCAAGACTGGTTAGATTTTGTTAAAATGCATGAAATATTACACACAACAAATAGACCAGAAAAATTTGGGTTTAAATTATTTGATGAAGTTAAAACTAAAAATGTTAAATTAAATAATGAAAATATAATAAATAGATATAAAGATAATTTAGATGAAGAAATAGATTTTAATTTACGTTCAAATATATTTTTAAATAATGATGAATATGCAGAAGCTATTGCATTAAATAATTTTAAACAAGAAGTGTTTGAAGGAATAGTTAAAGGTAAAATAAAAACAGGCGACGATATAACAAAATTAAAAAGTTGGAACAATGTTAAAAACAAAGATGATTTTATAGAAACATCTAGTAATAAAGTTATTGATGATGATTTTAAAAAAGATTTTGCAAATGAGTCAAATGATTTAATTGATAATGATTGGCTGCAAGAAATTAAAATAGAAAATCGTGGTCTTTCTCCAGATGGTTTTGCAGAAGGTGGCCCTTATGGAACTAGAGAAGAATTTCCCCAAATTGATTTAATAAGAAAAATTGTAAATGATATTGGTAATGGTAGAACACGAAATAATGTAAGTGTTGATGATTATTTTAATAAAGAAATTTTAGAAGAATTAATGGATGCAGAAGTTTTAGATTTTCAAAAAAGTTTTGCACCTAAAAAATTTAACAAAGAATATATAACTCAATTAGAAGCTTTTCAAAATAATAAAATTTCTTCAGATGAATTTAAAAATAATTTCTTAGATATTTTATTTAAGCATGGTGAAGATTATAACAATAATACAGTTAATATATTATTAAATAAACATGTTGATATGAAAACTGTTCATCAACAAAACGCACCTATTTATAGAGATATAAACGCTGACCTTTATTTTTCTAAAATACAAAAAGAAGTAGATAGTTTTACAAAAACAGCACCAAAACAATTTGATAAAGTTAAAGTAAGAAATCCTAAACAAATAGCAGAATATGAAAATAAAATAAATGAACTAGCAATAGAAAAATTTAATTCTCAAGACAAAATAGATGAAGCTACAGTAGATACTTTTAGAGAAGCTATGTCTAATGGTATATTAAATACAGTATTAATGGGAACGCCTGCTGACAGACCTATTGTTATGGATAATGTTATGTATGTGCCTATGAGTGTTGCAAAATTTCATCCATTTTTAAAAGAAGACCCAAAGTTTAAAGGTTATGCTAGAATTGAAAACGGAATGTTAGCTAGACCGTTACAGTTTTATTCTTATCTTATGGCTGCTGTTACAAAAATAAGCGGAAGTATGGCTCAGAACGGAGCTACAAAAAATAGAGCATTAGTTATGGCGGCTTTTATGGGCTTAGGTTATTTGCAATATCAAATAAGAGTTCCAGAATATATTAGAAAAAAAGATAATTGGCCTACTGTTTTATCTAGGTCATTAGATTATTCTGGTTTAGGCAATGTTTATAGTGATGTATTATACACAAGTATGCATACAGCATTAGCTTTAGGTATGGATAACCCAACTCAATTTGGTAGAGATGAACCTTTAATAGCAGCAAAATATAATCAAAAGAAAAATTATGGAGAAGCTCTTACTGGCATTATGGGTGCTGGCCCTAGTATTGGTTACGATATTTCAATGGGTTTTAAAGATATGTTGCAAGGTGACATTGGTAAAGGTGGTGCAAAAGTTATGAGCAACCTTCCATACATGAGAACTATTTGGTGGAAAAAAGAAATGAAAGAATTAGCAAGGGCATTTGCTAGGAATTATTAATTGTGCGTTGAAAAATATAAATTTAATTGATAACAGGGGTAAAATGAGGTAACAAAATGACTATAGCAATAGCAGACAATTCACCAAGGGTATCTTATTCTGTATCTGAAGGAGCAACACAAACAAGTTTTGCAGTTCCTTTTGAGTTCTTTGCAGATGCAGACCTTAATTTCATTGTTGATGGTACTACTAAGACATTAACAACACATTATACTGTAAGCGGTGGGTCTGGTAGTACTGGTACTGTTACTACAACATCAGGCAATACAATTACTGGTGCTACTGGTGGCAGTACAGTTGTTATTACAAGAGATATTGCTTTAGAAAGAACAACAGATTTTCCAGCGCAAGGTTCATTTCAAATATCCTCATTGAATACTGAGCTAGATAGATTTACTGCAATAGCAGCTGACCTCAACGACAAAGCTGGTAGAGCATTACAGTTAACAGATTACGATACTGCGGTTTCATTGACTCTTCCCGATGTAGATTCACGCAAAGGTAAGGTGTTAGCGTTTAATGCTTCTACTGGTGCTGTTGAGGCTGGCCCAAGTACATCAGATGTACAGACTGTTACTGCTAATGCGGCTTCTGTAGCTTTACTAGGTACAAGTGATGCGGTGTCAGATATGAACGCGCTTGCTACTACTGACGTATTAGCTGATATGGCATTACTAGGTACATCTGCGGTAGTTGCGGATATGGCGTTACTTGGAACCTCTGCGGTTATTGAGGATATGGGCTTGCTTGCTACCTCTGCTGTTATTGAGGACATGGGTTTGTTAGGTACGTCTGCAAATGTAACAGCAATGGGTTTGTTAGGAACATCAGCAGTCATCGAGGACATGGGTATACTATCTGCAAGTGCTGTTGTTGCAGATATGGCCTTATTAGCTACGACAGATTGTATTGCAGACATGGCATTGCTTGGTAATAGTGATGTTATTGCTGATATGGCTTTATTAGCAACGAGCGATGTAATTTCAGATATGAATACATTAGCTACAAGCGACATTGTTAGCGACCTTAATACGCTAGCTACATCAGATATTGTTAGTGATTTAAATGCACTTGCTACATCAGACATAATTTCCGACATGAACGCACTTGCTACCTCAGATATAATTAGTGACATGAATACGTTAGCTACATCTGCGGTAATAGCTGATATGGCATCATTAGCTGGGTCAGGTGCTAATCCAAACATAACATCGGTTACTGCATCAGGCACTATACAGTTTGGTTCTCTCTCAGATGGCACTGTTACAATTACAGATATAGCTGACGAAGATAATATGGCTTCAAACTCAGCAGTTAAGTTAGCTACACAGCAATCTATCAAAGCTTATGTTGATGCTAACGCTGGATTAAGTCTTATTGACGAAGACAATATGGCAAGTGATTCTGCAACTCGACCACCTAGTCAGCAATCAGTTAAGGCATATGTAGATGCTATACCTGATGTTATTGACGAAGATAACATGGCATCAAACTCTGCTACACGACCTCCTTCACAGCAAAGCACTAAAGCTTATATTGATGGATTAACAGGAGATGCATCAACTTCTGCTAAAGGGCGGGCACAGTTTAGTTCAGATAATTTTGCGGCATCGTCTGGTACAATAACAATAAAAGACCAAGGTGTTCTTTATGCCGAAGTTCAAAATATAAGTGCTACTGATAAAATACTAGGTAGAAGTTCATCTGGTGCTGGCTCTATTGAAGAAATAACGTGTACTGCCGCTGGTCGCGCATTGCTCGATGATGCAAATGCTACTGCACAAGTTGCTACACTTGGTTTAGACACAGTTAAAAAACAAGGTTTAGAAACAATTTATGTACCAGCTACAGCAATGTTTCCAAATACAACGGCTGGTTGTTCTGATTTAACACAGGTTGAATTAGCAAATGGGCCAGAGCTAAAG